TAGAAAACGGAATTGCTAAAACACTGTTTAATTTATAATGAATCAACAAGAAAAAGACGCAACCGAAAACTTAATTGAGCAGGTCCAGGACTCTGCTGTTAACATTATTCAGCCCGTACTCGAAAGAACTATGGTTCTCGCAGCCGAATACGCTAAGGCTTCTGGTAGAGATATGGTACTCGGCGAAGATTTGGAATACGCCATGAAATATTGTGCCATGAACGAAGTTGGTAAGAAAATGGGAACACATTTCCCAGAAATATATGAAGAAGATGAAGAAGATGAAGAAGACGACATTGAATTTGAAGATGAAGAAATTCCTTTTACGCGGTACACAGGACGCGAATATAAGTTTGTCAAAATGAATATGGCGTATGATACTTGGGATGCGTGGGAACCAAAAAATCCGTCAGAATTAATGTTAAAAAATGCTATAGATAGTAATGAACACATCGGAACCTGAAGGGTACGAAGGAACGTCTAAACATTTTAAATTATATGATGACGATGATAGTTCTGATACTGAAAGTGATTCTGATACGGAAACAGATTCGGGTTCCGATTCGGGAATAGAACGTATAAATGTCCGTATGTTAAAAGGATATATGAAACCAAAACACTATAAAAAAATTTTAATAGAAGAAGATTTACTCCCCGATTAAAATCTCAGGATACTATATATAAAAATGTCTACTGCTGCTGAAACTGTTACGCTCGTCGCTCGTGAACTCGAGTCCCAATCCCTCAATGCCGTTGTTGCCGGCTTCTCCTTCGCCGCCGCCCTCTCGTGGATGGACTTGGTCAGGTGGACTGTTAACCAAGTTGTTAAGGTTAACAAGAACGGTGGTATGAACTACACTCTTACTGCCTTGTTCACAACGCTCTTGTCTATCTTGGTCTACGTTGGTATCTCTCGTGTCTCTACACGTGTGCAAAAGCCAACTCAACCAATCTTCGCGGTTACTCGATAAGTTTAGGCTTACGCATAACCAATAATAAAAATAAACCGGTTGCAACTACCATAAATATAGATATAAAAGCATCCCATTTACGCGGATCCTCTATTTCGGGGATACTCATAGGTGGTGGAAGAGGAGAAATATAGTCTTCTTCTATTTTAGATACATTCTCAAGTTTATCAGTAGAACACGTGACTGCAAGCTTAAGTATATGATTAGCATTTCTAAAATCGTATGGTATTAATCGATTATTACTACTGTAATAAAACTGAACACGTAAACTTGATATCGTTTTTTGTGACCCAGAATCAAAGTTATGTTCAACAGTATCGTCAACACCCGAAAAGTTAATCACATCACCACATAAGAGTATGCGGCCTGTATAAAAGGGTGTTTCTGAAAAGACAGTTTTGTTAAATTCATCAGAACCACTACTCATTTTAACAATAATTGCATCGGGACCTTGTAAGTTAATACTCCCAGTTTCCAGTGAATTCGTTGATGATGATACATTTGAAGCTGGTAAACCTAAAATATCATGAGGGGTTGTATACCCACCACTCGTAGAAGACGCATAACCATTTGTACCACCATAAAACAAAAATGTAAAATCACCCGAACCCGTAAAAGTTATAGCATTCGTATCTTTATCAAAAGTTGCATCCGTAATTATAGTACATTTTGTATTAATATGTGCAGCCAATTCTTCACCACTATAATTTCCAGCGTCTAAGGTTACAGTTTGGGTACTCCCCCCGTTTGTCAAAACATCAAATGTTTTATTTCTATCGTGTATAAGATATTGACTATTATGTATACGTGCTGATATAAGTGAAATTTTAGTCACGTCATAAATTGAATTTTTTAGGTGGACGACATAATCACTTGGATTTGAGTATAGAATGGGATCTCGTTCACCACTGTCTATATCTAAAGTATGTACCTTCATTAAAATATATGAACAATATTTTAATGAGTGTATATCACGTTTTTATTTTAAATTAAGAAAGACTATGTACTAATGGGTTATTTGAAAGTTGTCTTCTCGCAGTATCCAAACTTGTACTGGATGCATATGGATTCTCGTGACCCTTATAAGCATTAAGTTTATGATAATCATTATTTTTATATTGTTGTGTCCAACCACCACTTGCTGCATTTACTCTACCATCAATTCTGGTTGTATCCGAACGAACGCTTGTGACCATACCACCCTGGTTAAGTGCGTCAGCACGAACATTCATGCGACCTGGACCAGCGGCTCTGTTTGGTTTACCACGCCTATCGTCTGGTCTAAAACCATATTTCATGAGATCTTCGGCCGTATATGCAGAACCAAACGTTCTCTTTTCACCAATTTTGGTAGCTGGAGTATTTAAGTAACCACCCATAAAATTACTTATACCTGGGGCGGGTTGGTTATTGTATTGATATTGTTCAATAGTACCATCCATTTTGTTACGAGTTGGTTCCTGAGCCCGAGTAAGTGCAGAAACAGTTCTCTTCGCGGATGCATAATTTAATGTATCTGTTCTCAATCCCGTTTCAGATCGATTCGTTGTTCTTTTTGTACGTTCATGCTCTGGTCGGGGAGTTCGTCCACCCATACCTTGTGCTCTACCTGGTGCTGGAGGTAGACGTCCGTGTAAAAATGCGGTCTTTTCTGGTCTATTGTTTGCAACTTCCCCGACAATACCACGACGACCACCCTTTACATCGAACGCTGGACCTGACCTACCAGGTAAAGTTGTTAAACGATATGCACCGACATTTTCGGGGTTTACACGAAACAATTGTTGGTTCCCTCCAAATGCAGGAACTTCTGGACCAACACCTAAACCTGGACCAACAAGTTGTTTTTCAACTGGTGATAAGTTATTCATTCGCCCTGCGTCATACATGCGATTTCTCATAGATAAAATTTCACCCCCCGAAGAACGTTGTTGTGGTGCAATTTCAGCAAATGAACTCATTTCTTGTTTAGATATATAATTTGGTTCTACAAGTGGTGATATTGGACCCGAATATTCCGTTTGTGAAGCAATTTCCATGTTGGAAAAGTCCGTTACAACTTCCGCTTCTTCTATAGTATTACCTTCTACTGTGTATTTTTCGTCTGGACGACTCAATTTTCTACCGGCATAAACTAAACCGGCTATAGCGATTATAGATATAGGATCAGCCATTCTTATTTCTTAGCGAGATTTTTATTGAGATATCTTTGCTGGAACATACCATTCTGTGTTTCGGCACGGGTACTCATTGGTTCGTATGTTTGTGTTCTGAGGGGTACTTTACACTCGACGTTTTGGAGTGGGTGAAAATTTCTTTCGTACGTTTTCGCTAAAACTTTGTTAAAACGAGATGTGCTTTGTGGTCTAAGTCTATCAGATGTCTCTATATACTGTGCTGGTGAACCTTTACCTGCCATATATGGGGCCGTACCATACAACATAGTATTTGGTCTACTTGAGCCATAATTAAGAGTACTGGGCTGAGGATATACAAAAACTTCTTCGGTTGCGCATACAGATGGAACTGCGTGATCTTGAACCACTTTCATTCCTGGTTGGAGTTGATACGCCATTTATTATTACAAAATATTTTGTTTATGGAAATCGAGTATCTACTAATGTTTTGAATGTAAAAATTTAAGTTACAGATGGTCTACTTGCGGTGATTCTCGCATCTCCATTAGGTGAGAGTCCTGCAAACGCTTCAAGTTGTGCACCTCTTGCATTTGGGTTGCACATGGTGGGATTTTGACGACACGTATCACCTCTTTTACCATGTATAAATTCATAATATGGTGTATTACCTAAAGATGTATCTGGCATACTTACAAATTGTCTTGATAATGCATTTCTTTGATATTCTGGCATTGACGAACGCGAACGGGCTGGGCCGTATTTAATATCACTCGTAATGTAATTATTTACATTTGTTTTTACAGTTGGGTAATGACATGATTGTGGTCTGTCTGGTCTATCTATGTAATCGGACATGAGAACATTTCCCATAGGATTATCTTTTGTTGGCATAGAGCATTCTTTACCTATATTGTTATATTCAGGTTCTGGTACAGTGGTTGTATTCTTAACCATGTTTGATTTCTCCATTATATAAAGAACACCGAGTGCGGTTCCACCTAAAACGAAAATACGTGGATCGCGTCTTATAAGATAAATTATACAAGATGCATAAATAATAAATCGAGCTGATGCATTAACACGGTCTGCTGAAGATTGTGTCTTTGACGGCCAAAATTCATGAACTTTGTCTACACGAACCAATTGTTTTGGATCCTCAAACCAAGATGTCATTTATATATAGTGAGTTTATTTTTTCATCATACCACCCAACATACCCTGCATCGTTTTCATCAACGCAGCTTCGTCAAGTTCACTTCCATCTTCACCCATTTTATCTGCACACTGCTTTGCAACTGTTTCAATCATGGAAAGTGTATCTTCTGGGATAGAACTAATGGTTGTACCAAGCATGTATAACGTCTGAACATATTGCCAAATCGCACTTTTTGTATTCTCGGAAGCAGTTCCCCAATGTTTTTCGAGGTTTACACCTTTCATAA